TATCTGATATCGGTAATACCGTCATAATTCAATCCTGGAGTTGTCTCGACCCTGGTTGTAGCATCCCCGCCCCTAACCGGTATGTAGAAATCCTCCATCATGTTCTGCATATTGAACTTCAGATTGTACTGGCCATCAGGTCCTACATATGGAGTTTTCTTAATACCGTTGATAGTCTTCTGCATGAACTGTTCAACCTCGTTCGGCGGAATCTGTCCTACGTTCACATAAAAGATACGTTTTTCGGGAGCTCTCATAATACGGTGAATCAGAGCTGCATCTTCTACCAAAGCCAACTGCTTGTAGATTTTACGAGCAGGTTCAATGTACGATCGACCGTAAGGTAAATAATTTGTATCAGTTAATAGTCTAAAATGGGCTACTTCGTAATTCTGAAGTCTAATAACTCCTTTTCCATCTTTTGGTACATAGTTTGGGTCTTGTGACGAAGCTAGGCCATCCGGGTCTAGATCAAACACGACTTCGGTAGGTTTATCTGGATTTATTCCTTCAAGTCTTGAGATATGGTAGACTGAATAAGGTAGTACATTGTAAACACCGAACTTTTCAGATATCTCAAGCTTTAAAAAGAAATCGCCGTACTTCAACATCCCCCTGACCCAGCTCCATAGGTTGAAATCTATATTAAGTACATCGTAGAATAGGTTAGTTAAGTCCCGTCTAATATTCTCGTCTGAAGACTGAATACTTAAAATTTCTCCATGGTCATTTTTTAAGGTACACTCATCCGCTACAATATCCAGAACCGAACTTATAATGGGGTCTGTGTCTTCGGCTTCATAATCCGAGTACATCTGGATACGAAGAGTTTGATAGTTCAACTGCGGGGAATAAATATTCCTATTGTTCCAAATGTAAAGTCTTGAGAACCTGTCAATTAGAGAGTTAGTCTGGTACCGGCCTGAACGTTGAATTTTGTTAACGTCCATGACTCTAAGTTCTTTAGAGCCAGTATCTCTAATGATTACATCGTTAGAAAAAAGTCGACGAAGTCGGCTAAACAATGACGTACCGTGTTGTATGTACTGATGATTATCTGCCATAATGTTTTAATGATAGTTATAAATAGATAGCTATTTTCGAACAATGCCCATTTCCCAGCCTTGGTCTAAATAGCTCTGAAGCTGATCTTTGGGTACCATTTTATTTCGATTTCTTAGCCCTTCCAACGACCCAACCTTCAGCTAACCATTTGTCTAGTTCCGGTTCTGGAATCTTTTTAGTAATTGTTCCATTATTGATGAAATAGATCTGTCGCTGTTCTCTAGGAATAGGGAGTCTCTTAGCTCTTCGAACCCATCCCTCACTCAACCATTTGTCAAGGTTCTCTGGTTGAACATACTTAGTTTTCCCAGCTTTTTCTATACCAATACGGCCTTTTTGCCTATTAGTTTGAATCCATCCCTCTGATTTAAGTTTTTCTACATCATAGTCAGCTGGGTTTATTCGTAATGTTTCCGGCCCCCGTACTAGCCAAATTGTACCTTTATGAATGGATGTGTGACCCTTATTTGCCTCACTCAGTTTTTTCCGAGTATCTTCAGACACAACTTTCCCGGTGTTAGCTAATCCAATCTTACGCTTAGCTTCTTCCGTATGTTTCCGACCTTTATGGTCCTCACTAATTTTTGCTGCATGTTCTTTAGTTGGTGCCTTTTGCCAACCCTCTGGAAGATATTGTTCTAACAAATGCTCTGGACACAAAGTCTCGACACCGTCCCTATGTAACCGGTATCTCCGAGCTACGGTAAAGCCTTCTGAAAGTAACTGATCAACTTTTGACTTAGATACACGGACAATTTTTTGCTCTTCCGGTTCTACCATTAGAGTTACATCTGTCGTTACTCCCCTGCCTCCTGTTACCAGATTATAACATTTTGGATCTTTTAAAGTATCCTCGTTGACAGTTACCCGTTCACCATCCAATGCATCTTCCCAAGTATCAAAATATTTAAGGATTTCAACCTTGAAGTTTTCTCGACCATACTTAGCTACAGCTCTTGTAATTAAAGTTCCGGAACCACAGTACGGGTCCCTTTCGGGATTATTCGAACTGTGTACTCCAATGTAATAGTTCCCGTTTACCAGGTTTGTTGTCTTATATAAATAAAAATATTCCTTCATCCATTATAAATAGGCTAGACATTACCAAGAATGTAAACCTACCCATAACTTTTGTTATAGAACCCAGGAGATATCTTCAGTACCTTGAGCTGTTTGTATTTGATAAGGATTTTGAAAAACTGTTGGCCTAGTTTCAGCTTGTGGATTACGCCTGTTTAAGTCTACGAAACCACCTAAAACCGCCCTCGTTGCATCCATACCCACCTGCTTATTCCTAATTGCAGTGTCCCTTGTATATAGCCCCATACCACAGCTCATCACGAGATCATCGTGATACCCGGATGCAGCTTCAGCCTTACCGGACTTAGACCAGATAAACACTCTCATCTCCTCAATCAATCTCTTAGACCTCAGAACAACGGCTCTTTGATGTATAAAATCATAAAGTTTACTAATGACTAATGGTCTAGTTGCTGCTGATGTTGTAAATCCTGGAACTGTTTTACCGGTCTCCATTTTACGTAGATAAGATTCAGCTGTCTCATTTCTTCCTCCTCCTACTGTACTATAATATAGGTTCGGGTAACCTCTTGAGATAACCTCCTCAATAGTTGACCAACCAACATTTGCATTTTCAATAACAAGCAATGCATTGTTGTACTCAGATGCTATGCCACATAACGTTGCTCCAAAATCTCTAGGAGTTAATTGACCTTTATATTCAGCTACCTGGGTACAAGCTTCTACATCCCAAACATGGAATGCTGAATAGTCTGAACCATCACCTCGTGCTACGTCAGCCGAGACCATGTAACTTCGACTGTAGTCCGGATATTCCCAGATCCAGAGATTATTGTCTAGACCTCTACGCTCAATTGGATCTTTACAGAAGTTATCTTCGTAGTATTTAAGGTCTTCTGGTTCAAAGACACCATTACCTGATGTAAGAAAACTGGCATCGCAGTTAGAACTCACCACATTATTGGTGTAATACTTGTGCCCATTCTCAACCTCAAGCGCATCATAAAGGTCAATTGGGGCTTCAATCAGAGAAACTTGAAAAATTTCTTTTTGGCCTTGAAGACCTTGAACAATATCCCCTGTTCGTAACAGTAATGCTCTTTTAGGGTTATCTTGACCTTCTAGAAAAATTTTATGATTAGTTGAACATTTTAGTTCTGAACCGTCTACAAATTCAATCTTTAAGTAACAATCCCGGTGGACTTTCCGGATTCCATAAAAAGACCTGAACCCGGTTGGCGTTAAAATTTCATATCGAAGATTAATTCTCTCCATACTTTTTATACTGTCTTGTTCCATTTTTAGCAAAACCTACGATTTCTGTTAAATCTTTACCTTGATTAACGTTCCAATTGTCTGGTTGATCCGGGCTATTGTATAGGACCGTTCTGTTTGTTCTCTTATTAAAGTAAATGCGATAAATATTACAACCTAAATGCTCTTGGATTCGTTTATGGCGCTTTTGATCTTTCTGTATTAGATTAAGGTCTTTACGAAAATGATGGGGCTCATCAATTTCAACCAAGATGTTTTTATTCCGATCATAACCATCCAACCAATAACCTAATTCTTGTAAATAGACCTCCCCGCCCCGCTCAGCATGTTGAAGATTAAGCTTCTGTTCCTGTGCGAAGGTGTCAAGAATCTGAATTGACTCAAGATCGTACCGCGGACTTTTACCCTCTTTATTCATTTCAGCCCCTATTCTCAACCTCATAGTCTGGCTAGCTTTAGCATTCTTAGCGGCTCTTTCTTCTTCAGTCATTCGTTTATAGTTGTTCCTAGCTTCCGAACAGTGCCGGCAATGTCCTGTCCAGCTGTATCGCTGTCCACATTCGCACCGTAACTTTTCAATATCCCCACCGTATTCCGTTAGAAACCGGAGTCTGTGTGAAAAATTATAACTGGATGCATACCGTCCAGACTCCCTCATCTTCTGTTCGAGGACCTCTGTATAAACATAAATGCTTTTGTAGAGTCTCGGGTTTGTCTTTAACAGAGTTCTGTTTTTAGCCTTCCCTTGTAATGTTTTCCAGAAATCATTCTGCTGTAACAATTGAATTGTCTCTTTACAGGTATACGGTTCTTCTGCATTAGCTCTTTGAAAAGCTTGGTTCCATGAAGTTTTTACTTGACTGGATAAAGCTATTCGACCTACTTCGGATTGTGTCCAGTTCTCAGCTCCATATTTTTCTAGACATACC